TGAGGTGATAGCGCAACCTACGACAGTTACGGAACCAGCAGTGAAAGTGCCGACATGCACAAGGTTTAGCGTGCCTTGTGAGGATACCGCTGCCGTATTTTGTATTAGACCTCTTTGCAAGTTTGTACCTAAAGCGTTAGTCAGCAAAATTCGCAAAGTTGTAGTACCGCTAAGGACTGAAGTGACGCCCACAGCGGGTTCGTAGTAGGTGACTCGATACAGCCTGTTTGCAATAGCGGTAAACGTTGCCGTCATACCTGTCGCTATTGTCAAAGTTGTTGTCAAGGTGTAGTCCGTGGTGCTTGACGATGACGCACATACGCCAAACGGGTACTGGTTGGCCTGGGCCGCTGTATATACAGCCCCAGAGACGAACGTGACATTGGGTGAAATTGCCATGGTTTAATCCTAACTCACGCCTAGGCGTGAAGTGTCTAAGACACCAAAGACGGTGCTGTTTAAAATAAATCTGCCGTATTGCGAAGCTGGCGTCATAATCATTGAAACTGTGGTTTGGTCAACTGTTGCCGAAACCGATATTTGTTCGGTCCAGTAATACGCTGATTCGGACACGCCACCTGGCGGCGTATAACTACAAGAAAAGAATCGTTGGGAATAAGGAAAAAAGTTTGCAATTAACAAATTTAACGCTGCCGAATTTTGCGCCGTATCGGTCCACGAAAATATTAAAGTTGCTTCTGTTGGGTCGCTAAAAACGTTTGCATACCAGTCAGCGTTTGACGATGTAGATGTTTCCGCTGTTGTAACCGTTAAATACCGTTGCCCGTAATACAGTACGTTTGCCGCATTGGCCGAAGTTGTAGTCACTAAATCGGTGACTGTTGCCGAAGTAAAAAAAGTGCCGTTGCTTGAACCCTCGACGCGGTTGAAATTTTGGTAAGCAATTTGTGTAGCTGAAGTTGACGGCCCAAACGTTATCGCTGTGGAAACTTGATTATTGAAATCTGACGGCGGGAAATACAAACTATTTCTGACGACGCCGCCGTCGCCAGCGATAACATTGTTTGCCAAACTTAAACCGTTTTGCCCTGAAGCTGCGGACATATTAAAATCTGTTGTACCTGTCAAAGATCCATAATAGGACGAAACGCTTAAAGTATTCAAAACCGTTTTGCTTGCAACAGCCGTAAAATTTGTTTGGTTTAAAGTTCCTAAAGGTTCTATTGAATCAGCGATAACGATTGTGCAAGTGCTATTTAACGCTGTCCCTGGCCCGTCATTGAAGTTTCGTTGCGTAACATAGCCTTGAAAAGTTGTGACATAAAGACTAGTAGTCTTGACCGAGACTGTTATATAATCTTGCACGGCTGGCAGGCTTGCACCATTGTCCGTGTTGGTCATAGTAAACGACAAGAAATTTGGGCCATAAGCCGACACAGCGTTTTGACGCCCAAACGTGTAGTCAATAGACCTCACCAAACTTGTAAGGTCCGTAGCGCCGTTAGCAACTTTCCAAGTCAGTTTTGCCATTACATCGGCCTAGTGTTGACCGGCACAGGGCCTGAAGTCCTGACATACCGTTGCAGCGCTTGGACGACTGCGTTAGGGTCTGCCCCTTGCACAGTCACGTTTATCGTGCTACCTGTTGACCCGCCCATGCCTCGACTGTTGCTAGACAGGTCCGGTGCTTGAGTCATGCCAGCGCCCGAATCGTGTATGCCGGGTGCGGCCCCTGCTTCGCCGCCCATACGAGGCAAACTGATGTTGCCTATTTTGCCAATGTTTACGCCCGGCACAAGGTTTGCAGCTGAGATCATAAGGTTAATGGCGCTAATAAAACCGTTAACCATTGTTTCAACGTAACCCAAAATGCCGTTCATAACTAAGCGCACTACTTCACGAAAAGTTTCAAACTTGTTATAAGCGTAAACGACCATGCCAGCCAACCCTAAAATGGCGGCAGTGACAGCTATTGCAGGGTTTAACAACATGGCAGCGTTGACAGCCAAAATAGACACAGCCAAAATGCCCATGCCAGCAATGACAGCCGCTAATAGCGTTGGGTTCTTTTCGGCCCATGCAGCAAATTTTTCTAGGACAGGTTGCAACTTAAGCATGATTGGCAAGAACGCCATACCAATAGATTCTTTGGTTTCGTCAAACGCTATGCCTAGTTTTTTCATGCCACCGGCAGCAGTATTGCCAGCTGCGACAGCTGCGCCACCAAAGTTTGTTTGAAGCACCGTCAACACATCGTCAAGGCTTGCGCCGTCTTTAATCAGTAGTTTAAGTTCAGGCGACAACGCCGCCAACGGGCGCATGTTGCCCGCAAAACCTTTAGCCAGGGCGTCAGCGGTGCTAGCCAAATCGGAACCTGTCGCCGCCGAAACGTCTAATGCAATGTCTAACAGTTTTTGCGCTTTAGTTAAATCTTTTGTGGCGACAACTAAAGTTTGGAACGCTGGGCGTGCCTCATCGTCAGAAATAGCAACCGACTTACCCAGACTAGATATATATGCCTCGACACCTTTAATTTGTGCGTCCGTAGCTTTGGTGCTGGCTTTAATCTGTCGGGCCAGCGACGCCTGGGCGGCTTGGTCCTCAATGGCGGCCGAGACAGCGGAACCAATAACAGCAACAACAGCACCCAAAGCGGCAGCGGCAGGCACAGCGGCTTTCTTAATAGCAAATTGTGCTTTTTCGCCAGCTGTTTCTAATTTCTTAAATTCTTTTAACGCCTGCTTAATACCTGTGTCTTTAAATTCTGTTATCAGGGGAATTGAAATGCCAGCCATGTCAGTACCTTAGTTTTGTTTCTGTTTTTTTGGCGACGGATTGCACAAGGTCAGCCAAGTTTTCTTTAACTTTAGTTTCGTTGGCTTCAGCGGCGGGCCACATTCCACGGGACGCCCTACCGAAACGCCGTGTCAACGCTTCACCAAAACGGTTTGTTGTCGCCCTGCCTGCAATGTCAAAGATTGCGCCTGCTGCGTCTTTTTGTTGCACGCTAAGAAACGCTGCTTTGCTAGGACGCAACGACACTTTGACGCCACGCACAGCCTTAGTTTGAGACCACGGGAAAATTTGCCTACCATTAGGCGCCCATTTGCGGGCCATACCAGATAGCGGCGCTGGGCCTGCATTGTTAAGCGTTGCCTGGGCGTCTAACACAATAGGCTTTAACGCCGTGCCGGCTTCCTTGCGAAATTCTTTGAACAGGGCAGGTTCCAGTTTTTTTAGTTCTTTAACGGCGTCACGGATACCAACAACTTCGGTAGTTATCTCGACGCCAGCCATGCCTATTTCCTTTGTTCGTTTAGCACCTTGAAAACGGTTGCAAGGTCTTTCACGTCAAATTCTACTTCACGGGGCCAATACCCTGTCGTTGCCAGCAAAGTTGCCAACGCAAAACGATATTGACCCCTTAGGTAGGGTTTTCGTCCTCGGTATCTATGACTTCAAGTTGCGTCAGTTTTTTTATGAAATCGTCTAGGACTACCGGCACGATTATGCCGTTTTGCTGTAATGCCGTATGCGCCATAAACGCTAAATCTTCCATGCCGATTCCCTCAGCAATTTTGGACGCTTTAGTTTTAAATCGGCGTTCCCATGCAACAATGGTGTAAAGGTTGGTGCTGATGTCTATAGGGCCGTCGCCCTGGTCTACCCTAAGCGTCAATTTCATGTCGGGTTCCTTTGTTTGTAGGTTGAAATCAGCTGACAGCGGTAGTAAGTACGCCGCCCTTAAAAGTGATGGAAATAGTGCTTAATTCGCCCATGTTGGCGTTAATGACAGGCAATGCTTCCAAATAGGCGCCCGTCAAAGTAAAGCAAGGTTCCGTGGCGCTAGGTGTCGTCAAACCAGCAACGGTGTTAGAAACTTTGACGGTGGTTGTTGTACCAACTAGGGCCGCAAGGGTGGCGTAGGTTTCGGACGCCGCATAGGACATATACAAGTCAAGGGTAATTTCTTGGCTATACAGGCCCGCAACGAACACCCGTGACGTGCCACCAAATGCGGTTGATTCAAGGGCTTCAGCGGTGTTGGTGACGGTGGCGCTGGTGCATTGGTCCGTTAACGAAACGCTGTTGACCAATACGCCTGGGTTTGAAAGATAGGTGCTAGTTGCCATGGGGTTTATCCTTTTTCGGTTGGTTTAGTTTTAGCAGATTTTGGCGGTGCTTTGTCCTCAACAATAAAACCGTGTTCAAGCAACGCCTCGACGTTCACGCCTGCTTCAAGTTCGTATATGTCGCCA